TACTTGGGGTCAAATCCCCAGTTTTTCAGTATCTCATCATACTTATTTTTGTAATCAGGATCAGTACCTACATAAGTTATTTGACCTTTGCCTGTAGATTCATCAAACTCTATTGATGGTTGCCAACCAGATTTATAGTAATTATTACCTAGTTCCTGTGTCATATTCAGCCCTTTCTGTTGTGCCAATTATACACAGGAATTAGGACACAATCTATTTAGTAATTTGTTTTTTAGCGTATGTCTTGACAACTGCTAAAGCAGCACCACCACCAGCTAATGCAGCTAGTTGTAGTGTTTCTGCCTCAACACCAACCAATGGAGCAACAGTTAAAGCCCCAATAAAGGCTTCAATAAATGTCCAAATGGCTCTTTCAAGCATATCTTTGAGTTCTTCACTCATTTTATACTCCCACGAATCAGACCAAGGTGTCCACCATACATCTTTCTTAAATGTACCATCTTGATTTCTTGCTCTTTTAAATCTTTCAAACATTATCTTATTATCCTACCTCTCAACATAGCTTGTGTCTGTATGACATTTCCATTTATTTCTTCTAATTTTTCATAAACATCATTTGGTTCAGGACTTTCAAGTTGTATTTTGCTATATTCAATAGTTACTTTGTTGCCAATTAGAAGTTGTTTTGCAACTTTACTGTATAATTTTTTGTAAGCATTTACACTTGAACCAACCATACCATTAAAATTTACATCTAAATCTTGTTGTGTATCTCCGACAATTAAACAACCTGAAGTATGTTCATCAGTATTACCTGTGTGTATTAATATATATTCAAATCCAGGAACATCTTGTAGCCATAACATACCATAATGTTCTGCACCATATCTTTTTTGATATTTGGTATGAAAGCCACCTACTGTTCTAAATTTTATGTCGTATGTGCCTTCAGGTATGCAGGTTTCGTGCATAACTTTTACTGCTTGGTATTGATCCTCTAATGTATAACACTCAAAAATACCATCAATGAACAACAAACCATTGGTCGCATCTCTGCCTAGCTGTGTTCTAACAACTTGTAGTTTCATTGTATCTCCTAGTTTCTTTACGAACTAAATAAGCAGATAATGGATTAACAAGACTTTGTAATAGTGCAATTAGAACTACCATACTTACAATTACAAATTTGTATAAATGAACCATCATCTCTTACATTCACTATACACATATTATTTGTTACTTGCCACCACAGCAACCACTTCCACAGCAGTCCATATTATCCTCCAACTTTAAATAAAATTTCTCTAATAACTTCCTCTATTACCATTAAATTTTGATTAAATCCAGCAATAGAATCTTGATAAGCAATTACTTGTGCTTTTAATGTAGCCACTTCTTGTTGCATATCATTTACAGTTTTGAATAACCAACCAACAAGTGCTGCTAAACCACCCTGTAATATTTGTCCTAAATTTACTTGTGCTTTCATATACTTATTCTAAATCACATTAAATTATTTATAAGAACTACTAATGCAGAAATAGCTACAAGCCACCCACTTAGTTCTTGTCTTGAAATTTTTTGATTTACTTTTTCGTGTAACTCATCTATGCGTTTGTTTATATCTTGTTGCCCTTCTAATATTAAATTTAACATTTCTTTCTGTGTAAAGCCGTTGCCGTTATAAGATGTCATCTCTATCCCAATCATCTTGCCAGTTCCAAGAATCTGTTTTTTTGTAATAATATGGTTCTTTAGTAGATTTACCTGTTAAAAATTTATATAGATTGCCATAGTTTTCTATGACTAAAACAATCAAAAGTAAATAAATAAGTAAATCCATAATACGATTGTATCATAGGATTTTTTATTAAGGTTTAGGGTTGTCTGATTTAACCTTTGCTATGTGATCTTTCCAAGTAGTAGTTCCATTAACATTATCCCAATACTGCATATCTAATTGATCTGCAATAGAAGCATAAGCATTTTTTCTAGCCTCTTTGACTTCTATCTCTGTAATCTTATTTGTAATATCACTTTCACTTGGCTCTGTTGCATTACCATCAAAATATACTACAGATAAATCTGGTTTAACTTGGAACTGTGTTGCACCAAGTTGTGATACTGCTAATGATTTTATATTTACTGCATCCATACTATCCTGCTATCTCTATTAAATGAATACTTGATGGGCTTGTTGAACCTGAAACTTGTTGATTTGCTCTTACTCTACCACTATCAGCAGTAGTGCTTCCTTTAATTTGAGTTTTATATGTTACTGAAGAAGTTGAACTAGGACTATCTACATAAATTATTGACTTAATTGCTGGCATATAATTAGCAGTACCTGCTTTGTAAAACCATTGACCAAGTTGAGTGCTATCTCTCATTATATTTACAAAACCATTCATTTCTCCTGAGCTTCTTTCTGCATTTAATGTTTGTGAAATTATTACCATTATTTTACTTGATGTTGAACTAGGTGTAATACTTGCACTAAGTCCTGAATCATTATAAGATGTTACTGACAAAGCACCTGTATCAGTTGTTGTTGTTGCTGTTACAATTTGTAATATTTTACCACCACCACCTGATGAAGCTATTTCTATACCACCATCAGAATTAGTTATAGTAACATTTGAACCTGCTGTAAGAGTTGCAACTGCTGGTCCTGATGTACCACCAATAAGTAGTTCACCATTTGCATCCATAGCTACAGAAGATAAAGTATCTGTTCCACTATCTTGTGTAATTACAACTGCTTTATCTGTCATTGATGTAGCACCTGTACCACCACTAGCTACTGCTAATGTTGCAGAAAGTCCTGCTGCTGTTCCAGATGTGTTTTGATTTCCTGCACTATTGACACCAGGTAAATCAATGTTACCTGTTCCATCAAAAGATACTCCTCCAATGTTTCTTGCTGTTTGTAAAGCAGTAGCTGTTGCAGCATTACCTGTTGTAGATGCTGAACTACCAGTTGTGTTTTGATTACCTGCTGTGTTTACACCTGGCAAATCTATATTACCTGTACCATCAAATGACACACCACCTATTGTTCTTGCAGTTTCTAATGCTGTTGCAGTTGCAGAGTTTCCTGATGTATCTTGATTACCTGATGTGTTTACACCAGGTAAATTAATATTTGCAGTTCCATCAAAAGATACGCCACCTATATTACGAGCTGTTTGTAAAGCCGTTGCAGTAGCTGCATTACCTGTTGTAGAACCTGATGTACCTGAAACATTACCTGTAACATTTCCAACAAGATTTGCTGTAATGGATGCAGGTAATCCTATTGTAAATGTTTGACTAGATAGTGATACCTCTACTTCATTAGAAGTTCCTTGAATTGTCAAAGTTTGACTATCTAAATCAACAGCACTTGTAGTAGAACCATCAGTAATATCTAAATCTTCAGCAGTTATTTGTGTATCTACATAACTTTTAATTGCTTTTGCAGAAGCTAATGTGTCATCACTACCACTAACAGATGATAAGTCTGTATCTAATACACCAGACTTTAGGTTATCTACTTCTATGTTAGATACTGTGTTGCTATCTACATCTATAGTTTTGTTTGTTAATGCTTGTGAACCTGTAAGAGTTGCTACTGTACTGTCTATTGCTACACTTACTTCGTTTCCACTAGCTGTAGTGTCAATACCTGTGCCACCTGCAATATCTAATGTTTCAGAATCTAAATCAATAGATATTGGTCCACCACTATCTGCTGTAACATCTAAATCTTGTGCTGTAATATTATCATCAACATATTTTTTAATAGATTGTTGTGTTACACCTTTAGTAGCAGAGTTAGATGACAT